CCAAGAGTATATTCACACGCCCGTTTTGGTCGGTAACATTGTTTGTCAGAAACATCGTGGAAATCCATCTGGATGTAATTGCACAACACATAACAACGGTTGTTGCAATCGCATGATAGCGGCTTACATCTGGCAAGTCGTCATGCCTGAGGAATTTAAGGATCTTACGTTCTTTGATAGGAATGTGAGGGAGAAAACCTTTGGTGATGACGTTTGTTTTGCTGTGAAGCCATGGGCTTTGGAGTGGTTTAACGCAAAGAGCTACTCGGAGGAGTGTGCGAAGTTTGGCATGGAGTTCACCAACGCGGATAAATCTAGTGCCATTGTGCCAGTTGAGAACGTACTGGACATGACTTTTCTGAAGCAGGGATTCAAGTTGAAGGGGCGGTTTTATGTCGCAACTCTTGATAAGTTGAGCATCAATGAGATGTTCAATTGGATCACTGACACTACAGAGAAGTGGGAAGCAGTGACGGAAAACGCTGTCGCAGCGCTTCGATATGCTTGGGCCTATGGGCGTGAGTATTTCGAAGATCTTCGATCGCGTGCGATCCGTGCAGCGAGTGATCAAGGTTATCATTTGGCTCTTCCTATGTATTCGTATTATGAGAAATCATTTGCGAAGACTGGAGGACTTAAGTGTCTGGCCTTTGATGGATTTGACGTGCGTGCGTACGATGAGGTGCAACCTGGTTACCTCATGGCTGTAGCGCAATCTGGATTAGTTCGAGCGTTTACAACGGATATGGGCAACGGAGAACATGATGAGCCCATGGGAGCAAAACCACTCGAGGTTGTGAAGAACGAAGGAACGCTCGGGATCGTGCAGATTGAGCAGACGGAGGTTGTGTCCGTCGAAAGACCGAAGATATCAGAGGAGGATGTTCTGGCAATGGCTAGTGCACCTGATTTTGATTGGACGATGGCGAGTACGGTATCTAAACCGCATTTGTGGAAGACTGGTTCGTGGTCAACTTCCGATGCCTCCTTGACAACGTTGGAGACAGCTT